CTGCTTACTCATCTGCACCTGCTCCGGCTTCTGCATAGGCAGCGGCATCGGCAGAGGCAGCGGCAGCGGCAGCGGCAGCGGCAGAGGCAGCGGCAGCGGCAGCGGCAGAGGCAGCGGCAGCGGCAGCGGCAGAGGCAGCGGCAGCGGCAGAGGCAGCGGCATTATAATCAAAGGAGAAATCTACATGACGCCAGGCAAAGCGTACTTAATGCACCAAGGGGACTGGCATACGTTTGTCGGTCGATGCGTCGAGCAAACCGGACCATTCACGTACCTTTTTCACCACGTTTCCCAGATCATGGATACGCGAAACGGGGCCAACTGGAACGACCTGCAAGCCGGAAATAAAGCGGCACGCAAGGCAGCAGAATACCGGCACGAATCGACGCCACAAGAGTTCCCGCTTACTATCAGGGCCGGTTTGTGGATCGGTAAGACACCAGCGGAAGAGGCTGGACTTGAAATAGTGGAGGAGTAAAACCGATGACCTACTTCGTAGACCTCGACATTGACGATGTTCTTGATCCGGGGTTTTGGGATGATTGACAGACCTGACCCGAGAGCCAGCGTGATATGCGGAAATTGCGGCTGGCGTGGATTGTGCGGCGAGTTGATCGTTACAGCCGACTCTTTCCGCTTTCCGTTTAGCTGTCCCCATTGCGGAAAAGCGACCATGCTTGCCGCGATTCCAGAGGCACAGGTTGACGATGCCGAGCGCGTCGGCTAGAAAAGAGCCCAGGAAATGAACGTGGGAAGCGCTCCCCAACAAAAGAACGCTTCCCACAGAAAAACCAGCGTGAAGGCATTTTATCCGGCATTTCTGCCGAAAACAACCCTTCCCGCTGGTGTCAGTCAGGAAACTGGCTATGCCACAAATGCAAAATCTGATTGAGGTAGCTCAATCCGCCTGCATCCGACGTGTCACACCGACAGGGACCGACGCCAGAACGCACGGCCCGACGTGGCGGACATGGCCCTTGCGCACGCTGACGGCTGAGACATGCCGTAGGGTACGCTCGTTTGGCCCGCCCCATGGTTTCGGAATGGTGAATCCAGTCGCTTCCCTGGCGATCAAGCCGGAGTAGAGCGACAGCGCTAGCCGCTACCTGAAAGCGTATCGCGCAACTGCCTGAGGAACCCGGCGAGAGCCGGTAGGGCCGCTATCGGGGAAACCTTGCCCTGGTGACCGGCAACGCGGGGCAGTCTAATAATAAACGCGGGGTACTCTCCTCTCACTGCGCGCACCGAGGGAACCATGAGCAAAAAGAACCAGCGACGGGACTACGATGGGCGCTATCAGCGACAGCCGAAGTATGCGGCAAAAAACCTGCGTCTCGGACGAATTGCCCCAGAAGAGGTAGAGACGTTTTCTCGTGTCAGTCGCATGGCCGGGAAGACAAGAAACCGCCTGGAAAGGCCAACTGAGATTGTCGAGATTGCCCCGAAAGAGGTCTTTTGCCAGTGCTGGAAATGCCTGTCCGTGATGACCCTTGATATGGACGCAACAACCCAGGAATTACGTTGCCGGTATTGCCGTGGCCCAGTGGAAGTGCTGACCGTGGACGGAGTGCCGCAACCCTGAGGAGGAAATAACATGCCAAAGTACCGCGCCTGGATAAGACCCAGCCCACCGGAGCAATGGAACCTCGCTTCCATGAATGATGTCGAGGTGTTCCACGATCACGCTTGTGCCGGTGGGATCTAACGCACGGCATAGTTGACGCAATCTGTTCCCAGGGTTACAATTCGGCATTATGGCAGATGAAATCCAGGAAAACCTTGGGGGGGAAGGTGGGGGCAAGATCCTGTCACGGTCCGATCTTTTGGTAATCCAGAAACAAGCCGAACGCTACGCCATGACGGCCAAGGACAGAGCCGAAGCGGTTCAATGGGTAATGAACACCGGAAGAACAGCCAAGAGCCTCAAGACCCGCCTCGCAGCCGCCCGTACCCTGGCAATTCTTGACCGGGTGAACATCCTTGATGAGGCCAACAAGATCGACGCGGCCAAGCAGCCTACCCAGGTGGTCAAGGTGACAATCAACAAGGTTATCGTGGATGCAAGTAATCGAACGCCAGCGAACGATAGAAATGCATCGGGCGCAGGCGGAATTCAACTCCAGTAACGCCCTTTATCGGGGTTTCGTTGGAGGTCGCGGGGCGGGGAAATCTTGGATTGGTTCCTTTGATATTATCGAAAGGGCTATGAATGTTGAGGGCACATATCTCGTTGCCAGCCCTACCGGAATATTGATGCAGGACACCACATTCCCAACATTCAAGGGACTTGCCCAGGATCTTCAGTTTTGGGAATCCGTCAAACTGTCACCTTATCCAAATGTAACACTTTACAACGGCGAAACCGGCATACGGTCGACTGTCCGTTTCCGCACGGCAGAAGACCCAGAGCGTATGAGAGGCCCTAACTTGTCAGGCATTTGGCTTGACGAGGCAAGTCTAATGGAAAAGGACGCCTACCTTATTTGCATCGCGTGTTTGAGAGAATCCGGCAGGCAGGGATGGCTAAGCGCGACATTCACAGGAAAAGGTCTGATGCACTGGACCTATGAAATATTCGGCAAGAATGCGCCGGATACCGCCATATTTCACAGCCACACACGAGATAACCCATTTAACCCGGTAGGTTTTGCTGAGACTCTTGGTAAACAGTACAGCGGTCTACGGGCACGTCAGGAGCTGGGCGGCGAGTTTGTTGCGGTGGAGGGCGCCGAGTGGCCGGCCGAATACTTCCCGGAATCTATCTGGTTCGATGACTGGCCGGACCTTAACTGGCGGGCCCGCGTGATGGGCCTTGATCCAGCCAAGGGCCGGAGCGCCAAGCCGGGATGCTATTCGACCTGGGTTGAAATGGCGGTCGACGACAAGCTATGTCTATGGGTAGATGCCGACATGGATCAGCAGAGGCCGGTAGAGATAAGCCCGTCAAATCCACACTTGCCGAGCATCGTGGGGGACGGGGTTCGCCTTATCCGGTCGTGGAAGCCGTCGGCCGTAGTAGTGGAGACGAACGGATTTCAAGAGATGGTCGCCACGGCCTTGCACCGGGAGTTGATGGCCCAAAACATCCTGGTAGCGTTGTTTACGATTTGCAACAGCCAGCCGAAACCTAGTAGGATAAGGACACTCGGGGCCTACTTGGCGGGGAAGCGTCTCAGGATACGTCGGAGCAATGGCGGCGAGATCTTGATGGGCCAGTTACGAGACTTCCCGGTTGCCGAGCATGACGACGGGCCGGACGCGGTGAAGCTGGCCGAGGTTCTGGCCGACTACCTGTTGACCGGGAACCGGGAAGGGCCTGGCAGACCACACATTTTGAGGCCATGATGAATAAATGTTGCGGATTGGATTTTGATACACATTGGGAAGATTGCCCAAACCGTCCCATTGTTCGGGATGCCATGATGAGCGAATTTGACGAGACGGTGAAACTGGCAAAGAAACTCATGGAAGAGCCTTACGCCGATCCGGATGATGACCTGCGCATGCTGAGCCGCCAATTCTTGCGAGCCCTGGAAAAGGTGAGTCGATTGGAGACGGAGTTGGCCGGAAGGTCACTTGGCCGGAACCCCATCGATCCATTGCCATCAGCATGTGGGAGTTGACATGCAAGCCTGGGCATTCATTTACGGGTGTTTCCTGTTGCTGTTCCGGAGGCGGAAATGAGCCGCGCACGTAAAGCACCTCGCACGCTTCGGGCCCTCAGCGAAAACCTGAAGCGGGCAACCGTCGAGGCCCTCTGGTGGGGGGCAGGCTACTCCGCTTTCGGCGGTTCGGACCTATTCGACCGTATCCGCAACAACCTGAATCAGGACGTGGCAAGCGGCATGTGGGCGCCGCCCAACGTGCCGAGCGACCGCCGCGGCGGGGCTAACTGGCCTTTGTGGCGGACAGAGATTGAGCTGGATATCTTCCGCCAGCAGTCACGCATGTGCGTCTCAGCGGCCAACAGTTTCGGCAAGGGGCTCTTGAAGAACCTCACCAATGCGGTAATCGGCAAGGGCTACAGCTACAAGATGGCCGCCAAGAAAGACCCCAAGGTAAAGCCCGATTCACCTGGCATGGCCCCGGAAATGATGGACGGTCTTATCAAGGGGGCCCAGGACGTCGTTGACGAGTTCTTGGCAGCGAACCGGTGGAACGCCACGGCAGACCCGCGCGAGATGGTGAACCCGAACGGGACACGAGAAAGGGAAGGGTTCCGGAGAACACGGCGGGACGGTGAAGCGTTGGTACGGTTTTTCTTCATGGAGGAAGGCGAGTTGCGCGGTAAGACGCGGGTACGGTTCATGGAACCGGAGCAACTCAGGAACCCTCCTGGCGCCACGCTTCAAGACGGCTGGTCCTTCGGCATGCGTCACAAGGTAGACCCGTTCCCGGATACCGAAGATATCCAGGAGTACCACTTCGTTTTCCAGTCTCCCGAGATGGCTACTCCGGGCGAGTCGATGGCCGGCGAGCTGGTCCCAGCATCGGAGATCGTGCACATAAAGAACGTTGACGAGGACGCAGCCACGAAGCGGGGAATGCCGGATTTTGTCCTGGACGTGATGGATGCGCTGAACCGGGCCAGGACGTTGCAGCGGAACATCAGCATTTCATCGGCTATCCGAGCGGCGACGGCGGAGTTCTGGGAACATGAGACGGCTACGAAGGACAGCATCTCGAGCATGGCCCAGGGTTTGGCCGAGTATCAGCAGACGAACCCGGTGAGCCAGCAGACGGAAAACGTGGAGAGGATAGCACCGGGCACTATTCGCCGGACCCCCAAGGGGCAAAAGCTGGTCTTTCCAGCGGCGAGCAACGGCACAACAGAGCAGCTTGCGGCCGCGCAGGGGGACTTGAGACAGGCGAGTACAGCGTTTACCGCACCAGAGTACATGACCGGCAACGCGGAAAATAACAATTACGCCAGCTCCAAGGAAGCCGGGACGCCGTTTGTCAGAACCAGCGAGTGCGACCAGGAGCACTTCAAGGGTGCCTTTGCGGTGTGCGTCTGGAAGGCGATCCGTTGGGCGGTGGAGTGCGGCTTGCTTCCTCCCGAGGCCTTGACCTTGCTTGACTTGCAGGTTGAGGCACCGGACGTGACGAGTCGGGACACTTTGGAGCAGGCCCAGGAAGACCAGATCTTGACCCAGGGGAAGATCAAGAGCCCGCAGACGGCACAGATGGAACGCGGCTTGGATCCGGAAACGGAGATGACGAACTTCGCGGAAGTGGCCGAGATGATGGGGCCGGCCTTGCCTGGGTTGCCGATGCCGGACGATGGGCAGCCAGTACCTCCGTCAAATGGCAGGCCAGCGCCGGGGGCGAACGGCAACGGGAAACTGAACGGGGCACCGAAGAAACCAGCGGTACCGGGTGGCAACAGGTTGCGAGAGGGGAAGGACGCCACCGGCCACGAACACGCGGCCGATGGCAAGTTCGGCAAAGGTGGGAAGAAAGCCGATTCCCACAAGATCGACGTTCCCTATCTCATGGCCAACACCGGCCACAAAGCACCGTCTTCTGACCCTCTCGGCCTGACAACCCACAAGTTCCCAGAGGGCATGGACAAGACCGCCCTGAAATCCGCCCACGACCTGAGTACAAATCCTTTCATGCGCCCGACTGTTCCGGCAATCGCCCACGCCGTAAAACAACAGCACGCCGGGGCCACAGACCGGGACGTTCACGCCGCGCTGGTGAAGTTGCATCGGTCAGGGCATGTTGAGCTTGGGCCGTACACTCAGGCCCTGGCAACGATCCCGGCAGAGCAATTGGGGCATGTGATCCCGCTTGACAGAGATCCGAAGTTTTACGTCAAACCGATGAAGCGGCTGAACGAGAGCCGCGAAAAGCCTGGGAGGGCAAAACATGGCCGAAAGTCCAAAACTGTGCGGTAACTGCGTCCACTGGTACAAAGAGCCTCTCGACGCGAACAACTTGGGGGCACAGCGTAACGGGCAGTGCCAGGCCAGACCGCCCGTTGCATCGATGTTCCTGAACCCGCAAAACATGCAGATCATGCGGGCAGCTGGTTACCCGATCCTGCAAGCAAACTTTCACGCTTGCGACCTGGACTATGAGGAGAGGCCGGCTGCCGAGTTGGTGGACCTGACGCCGGTTCAGGAGATACCGGGGAGAGGGCATCGGATTGAAAGCCGACCGCCGCGCAAATGAACCTCATTTCCTCTCGCCTTGCCACAAGATCAAGGACAAGGCAGGTCGAAGCCAGTCTGAAGGCCGATGCCGCCGCGGTTGCCGTTGACCGGGCCATAGGCGGCATCTGGGGACAGATTCTAACCTTGCTCCGCGCCAAACCAGACGTTCACGGCGCCTACCATGGCGCCCATCGAATCTTTCGCCAACTCATTCCCACGGCAGCAACGTCAATTGACGGTTCCCTTCGCCGGGTGGCAATGTGGGGCCACAAGACCACGGCTCAGGCGTTGACCGGGACGCTATCGGCGGATTACTTGAGAGCGGCGGCGGTGCGGAGCGTGATTGAGAGCCGACAACCTGCAACCCGTTGCAGGTCCATCCGCGAAGACAAGGAAAAGAAAGGCAAGTTCCTGCCAAAACAACCTGGCATCGTGCAACTGGCCCTTGATGCCCTGGGGATGCGAAAGGTTGACCTGGGGGCATTGCTCCGCGAGCCGGTCAGGGATGAATTCTCCAAAGAGCAGCAGAAAGACATCTTCGCTGCCTTGCTGTTCCCGACCCCGGATGAAGACACGGTAAGCGAGATGGTTTACAGGACCGTCCAGGGCGTGACGTGGTTTCAGCGGCTTGAATTCGCCACCCGAACATCGGCTACGCCGGAGCAGCTTGCGACCATCGTAGGGCAGGGGTTCGCGCGGGGGGCGATGCCGCAAGAGATAGCCAGGGATCTTTTGCCGGTGGTTGATGGGGTGAGGTCGACGGCCACGCGGATAGCCAGGACGGAGGGATTGAGGCTTGCCCACGACAGCCAGCAAATCGTTTTCGATGGGCTCGGGGATTTGGTGATCGGCTATCAGATTCACGCCACGCTTGACCAGAACACTCGGCCAGCGCACGCCGCCCGCAATGGGACGGTTTACTATGCCAGCCCGACCGGGAATCAACTCGGGTACGATTCGATGCCGCGGCCGCCATTGGAAGCGGACGGTTCCATAAGTTGGAACTGACGTTGCCATACGGCGCCCGTGTTGGCGCCCGATCCTTCAATCCTGGGCAACCCTGCGCTGATGGCCAGCTTTGCCAACGCAGAGAATCGCTTGATTCCGGACCCGGTTTCTTACTCGGACTGGTTCGACCAGGCCGACGAACGCCGGCGCCGGACAGCGGTAGGGTCCCGCCGATATGCAGAGGTTGCCGGCAAAGTAGGCGAACCGTCATGGCACCACTTCCTTGATCCGGAGACGGGAGAATTGATGCCGCTTGCCACGCTCCGGACAGAGGGAAGTAGGGCACGCGAGAGGCGGGTTAACCGGGTTCAAAAGCTACTTGCCCAGCGCCGTGAGCATATCCGCCAAGTCCAGGTTTATGGTTTCCTCGCAGGTTGACACTTGACACGGCCAATTCTTCCCGGTAAGAATGAACCGCAACATAAAGAGACGGGCGGGGCTTATAATCCCGACCGATACCAGCCAACGACTACAGGCCATGCGGGGCCGCAACATCCTCGCACGGCCTTTTTTCGTTGGCTCTCTTCATTTTCAGGGGCACCATGACAACCGCGACCCGCCGCAAGTCTTCCCTGATTCGCAAGCAATTACGTGAAGCCGTTTCGTCGAACAAGTCTATCCGAGTGGACCGCGCCGCCGGCATCATCTACGGCGTGAAGATTTGCGGCCGCATCTCGCCAAACACCCACGGCGTTCGCGGTGTCGAAGGAACCGTCTACACCGAGAATTTCTTGCAGGAAGCCCTTGAACTGTACGAGGGGATCAACGTCAACGTAGATCACCCGCCGCGTTCGACGCCGGGGGCCGACCGCTC